GCCAAAAAGATGATTTCATAGAAAGCATTATGGACGATCCGGCATGGATTACAAAATCTTTCAGCTGCTTTACTTATGATAAGAAGGGAGTCGCTATTGGAAGTACTTGGCCTGCTTGGTTTGGGTTTCAAGATTTGTTGCAAGAAAAGAATATGCATATCAGGACTAACCAACTGAGTGTTTGGTACAGGGAAATGGAGGTTAAGATAACTTCTACTGAGCTACAATTGGGCAAGCCTCAGTGGGTTTTTGATACTGTATATGAAACGTTGCCTGAGAAGGTTATGTATATCCTTAGTGCTGACCCGACCCCGCCACCTAAGCAGGGGGGTGGTAACGAGATTGACTTGGATAAACTGGATGATGCTGTCATAATGATTCAGGCAATGTACAAAGGACACTTCTATTTAGTTGAGTATTATACTTGTAAGAGTCCAGTCACGGCTGAGTTTGCCTCTAAGTTTGTAGAGTTTTATGTTAGGTATAGACCTACCTTTAGTGGGATTGAGACTGTGTTGTTTGCTCGTACTGTTAAAGAAGCAATTGATAACGTACAGCATGAGAAAGGTATCTACTTCCTGGTTGTTCCGATAGAGGATAAGAGGAAGAAGTTTAACAGGATTAAAGATACCGTTTATGACCTGGCAATGAAAGGACGTTATCATGTTAAAAGCGAGCATATAGAATTCATTGCACAATTCTTAGATTACCCACAAGTTGAGTTTGATGATTTGTTAGACGCGGCTTCAATAGGTATAATGATAGTTAACCCCGCGATGCTTCACGCCTCCAGTGTAATAGAAGGCGAGTATGAAGGTATCTCGGAAGACGAATACGAAGATTTAGATATTGGAGGCTTCTTAAGATGAGCATTAGAAGTATAAAGTTACCAAAGACAGATAGTGATACATCTGCCCATAGGAAGATTCTTGATAACGTTATGGAGAGAGTTCGTCTTTCTGAGTCAAGGTTGTCTGATAGTTATACTAAGTGGCAAGAGTTAGAACGTAGATTTATGCTGCATAAAAAGAAGAAGGCTAAAAAGGCTGGGGATGTGGATGATTGTGAAAGAGGTTCTTCTGATGACTTGGAAGGAATAGATGTTAGCCACTCTTATACTCTTATGATGACTGCTCACGCATACTATGTAAGCACCTTTCTTGCTAGACCTGTAATCTTTCCCATAGACAGTATGAATGGGGAGGGTGCATTAAAGGAACAGATAGTTGAAAGCCTCCTGCAGTATCAGGTCAGAAAGGGTAATATGATTGCTCCTCTTATGGTTTGGCTTTTAGATGTCGCGCGGTATGGCGTGGGATTCGTCTGCGATTATTGGGTAGAGTCCAAGACTACCAAGACTGAGATAATAGAAATCCCTGAGATGATAGACGGGGTTTCCACTGGGAAGTCTGTAACTGGTACACAGACTACTAGGATTCCCGGTTATGTAGGGAGTAAGGTTTTTAACATATTGCCTTATGACGCATTACCTGACCCGAGAGTTCCTCTTAGTCAGCTCCAGTCGGGAGAATTTTTTGGGAGACACGTTAATATTTCATGGAATGATTTTGTGAAGCGAGTTAAGGATGGCGAATACGTTAACGAAAAGGAAGCGGAAAAGATGAAAGGTAGGGGGTCTAGGACGACCAGTAGGGACTCATCCATTGATAAGACTAACAACGGTGACAATAATAGCTATGACGGCGTAGGGACGGGTAAGGGCAAGAAAAACGATAACCTACAATGTATTGAAATGGTTGTCGAGATAATACCAGCAGACTGGGGAATGGAAGGTGGTAGTGATTATCCTGAGAAGTGGGTGTTCACTGTCGTCAATAAGGAACTGGTTATTGGTGCAAGGCCTCTGGGAAGAAGGGATGATATATTTCCTTTTCACGCCTTGGAGCAGGAGATAGATGGTTACTTCCATCAGTCTCGTGGGTTGCTTGAGATTAATCAAGAAATGAATGATATGCTAAGCTGGCTATTTAACAGTCATATGTATAATAAAGAACAGAGTATTTATAATCAGTTCGTAGCCGACCCCTCGAAAATTGTAGTAAAGGATTTGCTTCGTAAGTCTCCAGGTAAAATAGTAAGGCTTAAACCTACTGCCTATGGAGTAGACGTTAGGACTTGTCTAAGTCAGCTGCCTGTTCAAGATGTTACTATGAGTAATTATCAGGATAGTCAGATTCTTGAAAGAATGATGCAACGAACAGTGGGGATTAATGATGATGTCGCTGGAACCAGTCAAGGGTCTTCGAGAAGAAGCGCTACAGAGTTTAGAGGAACTAGTGAGTTTAGCGCTAACCGACTCGCCGATTCAGTGTTATATTTTAGCTGCACTGGGTATCAGTCTCTTGCTCGTAGTTTGGTTAGTGCTTCTTTGGATAATTATTCGGATGAAATGACGGTTAAGATTGCAGGGGATAATATTCCTGTGTTGACTGACCCTCAGACAGGTCAGTTTAAAATAGAGAATGGTGCGGTTACTTTCTCACCGGAGGACATCTCTGGGGAGTATGACTTGATGACTGTGGATGGTACGGGGCCTGTAGATAGGTCAACACAAAGTCAAGTATATTTGCAGTATATGCAGCAGGCTATGCAGATTCCTGGGTTCGCTGAGGAGTATAGACTGCCTAGTATCATGCGTTTCATCATGAAGAATGCTGGGCTAAACATCATTGATAGGTTTAAGGTAAGGTCTGTAAGTGATGAAGAATTATTACAACTAATAAAAGAGGACAAACTCAATGGCAAGACAGGAACTGGAATCGCAAGTCAACCTTCTCCAGGAGGAGCTTTACCTAACCAAGGAGATGCTGGAGTGCCCGCTTTACAAGCTCCTATCCCAACAGGTGGAGTTTAGTAGGAGACAGTTGAGCAAAGAGGCTAATAGCATTGCTACTAGTCTCGACCTGTTAATTGCGTATAACTCGGCTAAGGCTGAGCTGTATGGAATGCAGCAGATAATAGACTATCCTTCTCTGTTAATCCAAGAGATACAGATGCAGATAGACGATTTAAATAGTGAAATAGCGGAGAGTGAAAATGGCGAATAAATTCAAGTTAAGAAGAGGCGTACTATTTTGTAGTCTGGCAATGGGCGGGGAAGAAGAAGACAACGGAGCTATAGAAGGGGCGGCTTCTGAAGAGGATGATTCTGCTTTTTCTAGTTTCATGAATAGTCTGATTGATGAAAACTTGGGAACCGAAGAAATAGAAGCTGTAGAAGCAGAGGAAGAAGGTGAAGTAGATGAGCTTGCTGTAGAGGAAGTCGAGGAAGTCGAGGAAGTCCCTGTTGTCAAGAAGGAAGTAGCTCCCGTTGAGGAAGTAAAGGCACCTGTACCAGAGCCAGTAGTAAAACCTGCGCCCGCCCAAGATCAACCTGCGGCTAAGAAAGATCTTACGCCAGAGGAAATAGCTCAAATAGAGACAAGAAGGGCGGCTGCTTATTCTGATTTAGTACGGGAGTTTGAAGTCTCCGAAGACCATGCTAATATGTTACTGACAGCGCCGGAAAAAGTCATGCCTGAGCTGTTAGCTAAGGTGTATCATAAGGCAATGACAGACTCTATGGCCATGATGAAGTTTCAGATTGACCATACAGTAAATCAATTACCTGTTTATATGAACAATCTTAATAACAGTAATTCGGCTGAGGAAGCGGCTGCTAATGAGTTTTATACTCTTAACCCAGAATTGAAGGAACACTCTACAACAGTGTCTGGGTTGTTACAACCGGACTCGACTGGTATAAACCCTTTAGTTAAACAGGCTAAAGCTATTTTAGTTAGTCAGGGAAATGCGAATCCGTCAAGGGCTGATGTGATGAGTATGGTAGGTCGAGCTATCACTGGGTTACTAGGAGTAACTAAAGCAGCAGCCCCTCCGGCTAAGAAGGTTGTAAGAAGTGCAGCAGTGCATCAACCAGCTTCTCCAGGAGGAGCTACAGTACCCGTTTCAAGTGACAGCAATGTCGGTAAAAACGAAACTTATATAAGTGAATTGCTATTGGAGCAATAAGGAGTTAATATGACAGCTATTGCTGGTTTACGTGGAACAGGTGATTGGGGTGCTGATGAGCGTCCTAAAGACTTTCGTGAAACGATTTTATGGTTAGACCCAAATGGCGAGACCCCCTTACAGGGCTTGCTTAGTAAGATGCGTTCTGAGAAACCATCTGACCCCGAGTTTAATTGGTTTGAAGAAGCACAAGGCCATGTACGCCTTAGCATTAATGGTGCTATTGCTGATGGTGTTCCTACTGCTATTGTAGTAGATACCGACCCCGTGAATGGGGCGTTTGCAGTTGTAGCTGGTGACATCTTAATTGTGGAAACAGCGGGTGGTATTCTAACTGGTGAGCAACTGTTGGTTACTGCTAACCCAACTACCGATGTTGGCCTTACAGTAGCTCGTGGTTTCGCAGGTTCGACAGCAGCTGCTATTGCAGATGGGGCATTTCTGTTAAAGATTGGTAATGCTTTCGAAGAAGGTACAACTTCTCCTAAAGCTACGAACCGTAATCCAATAAAACTAACTAATTACTGTCAGATTTTCAAAACTACTTATGACATCACTAACACGGCAGCTGGTACTAAGCTTCGTACAGGTGACCCTATTGCCAATGACAAAAGACGCAAGCTGTTTGATGTTAACCGTGATATGGAAATGGCTATGCTTTATGGCCGTGCGTCAGAAAGCACAGGCCCGAATGGCAAACCCCGCCGGACTACAGCTGGTTTGCTTTCACACATTACCACTAACCGAACTCAGTTTGGCGGTGGTGGGGGTGAGACAGCCTGGACTGAAGATAATCTGATTGACTTCTTTGCTTCTGTATTTAACTACAATGGCGAGGGTGCAGGTAATCAGCGTATCGCATTCTGTGGTAATGCTGCATTGACTGCGATTAATAAGCTCGCTCGTAATAGCTCTAGTACTCGTATCAACTTTGATAAAGCCATTAAAGATGTTTACGGTATGAGCTTTACACGTTGGATTCTGCCTCAAGGCGAAATCTTCCTACGGACTCACCCTCTCATGAACATACATCCTGAGATGTCTAAGTCTATGGCGGTTATCAATCCGAAAGGTATTGTTGAACGTCCTTTCCGTAAGCTAGACTTTAAGGATAATATCCAGGCTCCAGATTCGGATAGTAAAAAAGGTCAGTGGCTTGCCGAGACTGGACTGGAAGTTCATCACGAGAAGACTATGGCTTATGCTGGTGGTATGGGCGATGTTGCCTAAGTCAGTCTTGAGCTAGACAAGGGGCAGTAGGCTGCCCCTTTTTTTAAGGAAATTTTAACATGAAATATAAATACAAAGCTACTGAGACTGACTGGGATAGTGATATGGTTGATAGTCCTTCTAATAGTAAGAGGGCTAAGGTGAATCCTATGGTGAATATTCCTGTGGGGCCAGAACAGTTAAAGAGCTATTCACTGGGTGATACCTGTGAGATTACTTTAAAGGGTAAGATTAAGTCTCTTGAGTCCAATAAGAGACATAGTAGAATTGAGATTGTTTTAGATGAATCCAGCATAATAGTTCCAAAGACGTCTAAGGCTATAAGCGAGATGTTGGAAGAAGATTAATAGTAAGTTGAAGGTTCAACTTAATAGCAATAGTAAGGAACTCAGATGTCCGATAATAATGAGTTTTTAGTGAGTATTGACAAACGGTTAATCAGTCTTAGCAAGGAAGTGTCTGGTATAAATAAAGGGCTGGCTGTACTTACTAGAATAGAAGGTACGCAAATGAGCTTTTCTAGTGATTTAAGTAAATTGGAGACTAGGCTAGAACTCCTAGAGCACTCTATTGAGCCAGTTAAATTGTTAAAAAGAGTAGCTAAGACTACATTAATTGTCGTCTTCACTGCCTTCATAACTGCTTTGGTTACAGGTTTTGTTAACAAAAGCACAGGAGTCGATAATGACAAAAGTAGTGATAGACGGGCCTCGTCAGTGGTTACACGAGAAGCCCCTGTACCCGAAGGAAAGTGAAACAGCGGGTATAAGTTTTAACAAGACCTTCCTTTCAACTGACTTCTCAGCTGCCGTTAGTGGCGTCCACACACTCTCAATTCTAGCCTCCGAACACGGAATGGCTGGTAATGTTCCAGTAAGAATCTTCGATACAGATAGTCGATTAACTAACATAGATTATATAGTCGATGTCTCTGGTAATATATATATTGAAGTTACTGAGGTTCCAGATTATAGGTTTAGTGGTTCAATCCACATGGGAGTTTAAATGTCAAAGTCTCTTGATTCTCTTGTTATGCGTGACCTAGAGGTAGGTAGAATCTCTAACCTAGCTAGAGTTACTGCTGAAGTAAAGGAAGTAACTCGTACAATATCTTATATCACTAGCAACGTACTCACACTTGATAGTATCGTAGATTTAGCTGTGGGAGGTACAGGTATTGGTTTATCTGGAGGTGCTATCTTCTCCATCACGTATGTCAATCTCGACGATAGTCAGATAACTGTAGACGTTACTTCTGGGGTATTGTCTGTAGCAGAGGTTATACAGGTAAACAGTCCATTCATATCTTCTAGTGACACCGCTTTAATTACAGTAGGGGGAGCTAAAACAGACCCCGCGCTTTTGGGTGGAGCTAACTTTGCTACTGGTTTATCGGGGAAAGTTCCTTGGGCATTTTATGGATTCGCGGGGTCTGTGGTTTATGGAACTGCTGTAGAGGTTCCTACTAGGACAACTATAATTATAACTGAGGAGGTTCCAGGTACTATTGTTTATTATAAACTAACTGAAGCCGCCCCTCTGCCCTATACTATAACAGGTACCTTTGCTACTGATGTTTTAGTTTTTGAATTTGTAGATGGTATATCTGGAACTAGAGGAGAAAGAGGTCTTCAAGGGCCAATAGGGGTTGGTGAGGTATATGACTGGAGACTGGTAACGGATACCTCTTCTGGCGCTGAGTTAGCTATCCTGTCTATGGATGGAATAGACGCTGACACTAGGCTAGGAACTATCTCCCTTACTATGCCTGTTTCACCTTCAGCTGGGTATAGGTTTGCAATTCGAGATTATTTTGGAACATGGAATGTTAATAACGTAACCCTGCTTTCAGGTGCAAGTAAGGTGATGGGGATTGATGATGATTTCCTTTGTACTATACAATGGGAAACCTATGAGTTTATGTACGTAGATTCTACTATTGGATGGAGATTACTTTAATGTTAAAAGATAAAGCATTTATAAAGAATGGAGGTATAGCCCCTCCGATAAAGCCTTTTGTAGCGGTTGAAACTTCAAACGTCGGGGTAATGTCAACCTTAGATCCTGCCAGTAGCGATTATATATTATTACCCGGAAGCAGTATTTTGGGTATTGCTCGTTACTACATGGGTGGTTCTGCTGTGTGGTCTGTTGCTCACACTGATATTAACGCCACTGCCGACAGGTGGTCGGGCTTTTTAAGCTTTGACAGTATAAACGGTTTAATCTGGGTAGTTGCTACCGACACAGGCACCACCCCTAACACTCACTACATGGCAACAATCGCCATAACTGACGGGGCAATAGTGCAGCGCGGCAACTTTCAAAGCACTAATTTTTCAGCTTCATTCGGTAGCTTTATCCCCTCTATACGCGCAGCAGAGGATAGTGGGGATTTCACTTGTTTATCGAAGGGTAGAAAATACGTTATTACCTCGGCGGGTGGGGTGTCCAGTGACGTGGTGTGGGCTCCCGCCGGTCAAACAGCTTCGGGGTCTGAAAATGAAGCCTTCGGTTTACTAGATCCAAATAATAATTATGCTATCAGTAACACGTCTTTTAGTCCTACTAATACGATTGCTCCTGGTGTAATAATGAACACGTGTAATGCAGATTCTGGTAATTATAACTACCGATACATACCAATAGACGGGATGGGGGGAACTATCGCAACTATTGGTATGTGGGGGCCGTATATTGCTGTTATGTCTATAAATACAGGGGCGGTGCAATACTTTGGCCCTCGCTACTTTGATAAAGCTGATTTCTTTAGACATATAGATGAATACCTGGGGTTATTATAATGAAGAAAGTTAAATTTTTATTGATAAAAACTGAAGGCTCTAACCTAATAGACTATCCTGACAAGGCTTTCTATTTTACTAAGGTAAAAATAAGAGGTGGTTACGTTTACGCTGAGTACAGTGGTAATTTAAATTTAGGGGTTGATGACAGTACTTTCTTATACGAAAACCCTAAGATAAAATCTACTAAGTTTTATCAAAGGTTTCTTAAAAAGGATAGGACTTCTATACAGAATTCAAGTAGTGACACTGTGAAGTTTTTCTGGGACGATATAAATTATAATAGGTTCGTGGATTTAATTGATGAGTCTTTTTTAATTAAATTCACTGCTATGGCTGATGCTATTGGCATGACTGGGCCTGAGAGAACTGCTGTGTTGGTTGATGGGGTAGGCGAGGAAGTTTATAATGGATAGGGATGGGTTAGTAAGTCAGATATTATTTAGGCTGGGCAATCGAGCAGGCCTGAAGACTTTAGCTGAGTCTACCGTAGAAACTGTGAAGGTGGAGTTGGAGCAGGATATATTCCACCCCCACTTCCTTCTTAGCGAGAATCAGTATTACGAAACTGTAGCAGCGGAAGCTCGTATTCCTGTGCCTTCTAAAATGTTGGCTGAGTATGAGAATGGTGCTTTGTGGGTAGAGGTTGACGGCTGCTTCCGTATGCTTAGGAAGACTACTCCCGACCAGTGGGCTGATAGAAGTTCTGGAGTCCCCACACATTACGCGAGGATGGGTCAGTACTTTAGGTTGTTTCCTACTCCAGATAAAAACTATCTGTTGAGAACTTTCAACTATGTCGGAACGGATTTACTTACTAATATTTCTAATCCTTGGTTAGAGGATGGGTCTGCTTGGTTGATTTGGAGTACAGTTTCTATTATGGCTCAATCAGCTAGGGATAAGAATTGGAGTAGTTTTGAAGCTCGAGCATTATCTGCTAAGCAATCTCTTATGGCTAAGTCAGAAGAGATGGATATGGTAAACTTTGAATTTAGCATGGGAGAATTATAATGGGCTTAGAAACAATAGCTCCTGCGGGCACACCTGCAGACTTGAACGCTGACTGGCCTTTAGTTTCTGATGGTTTATCCACTACTGATGACCATCTTAGAAATATAAAACTGGTCTTAAAAAACCTTAATACAGATTTTCTTGCGATAAGCAAAGTGACTGTCGGGCTGGGTAATGTAAGTAATTATAGTAACACTACTGTAATCACAGGAGCAGCGGATACTAAATTTGTTTTACCCTCTGCAGTTAGGGCTGTATTTGGTACAGTTAAACAGACTGCCACCTACGCGACCTCTGAGTTAGCACTAGCTTCCATTCCTGCGGGTTCCCTATTTGAAAGGATTGAGCAAGTAGGATCTGGAGGTCCGTGGAGAGCTTACTATTATAAGTTGAGTCTATGATATGGAACTTATTAATGTTCATAATTTCAGGACTAGCGCAGGCTTTGTGCCTGATTTACCCGCTGAGGATTTACCAGCGGGAGCACTTACAGGAGGTTATAATTTCGTTGTAGGCAGTAAGGGGCTTGAATCTACCGTAGGGTTTGCAGATTTAGGTTTAATACCCACTAACACTCCTCACTCGATTTTTTACCAACCTATCAGCTCTTCAGATTCTTTAATTGTAGTGGCTGGTGATGCGAAGGTTCAGTTCTTCGATGGTTTAATAGAGACAGATGTAACTCGGTTATCGGGAGACTATAATGCGGATGCTATTACTTCCCCGTGGAGTATGGCAGACTTGAATGGGTTAAGTTGTTTTAACAATTCTCAGGATAAGATTCAATATATTAATGGTACTGGGATATTAGCCGACCTCCCTAACCTACAGCCTAACACACAATTTCAGCGTATTGTTGCCTATAAGAATTTTCTCTTTGGATTAGGAACCTCCGAGGATGCAGGGGTCACGTTTAACCCCCATCGTTTAATATGGTCAACTCCAGCAGACCCTGGCTCAGTCCCTTCCTCGTGGAACTACGGACTTACTACGAATAAAGCAGGCGACAATATACTTCCATCTAGATTAGGGATACGAGATGCTCTTGTGTTAGGAGAAGTTCTTTATGTTTATAAAGGAGATTCCGTATATGCTGTAGAATTTACTGGAGGTAGTTACGTATTTAACTTCAAGAAAAGATTCTCTGCCTTTGGAGTTCTCGCACCTAACTGCGTAGTGGAGTTTGATAACAAACACTTTGTAATTACAGAAGAAGATTTTCGTATACATGATGGATTTAAGTCTGAGGCTATAGGTTCAGATATTATAAAAGATTACTTCTTCGAGACTATGGATAAGGAGAATTTCAAAAATACGTTTGTTGTCGCTAATATAGTTAAGTCTCAGATTTGGGTATTCTATCCCACAATAGGGAACTCTATTCCTAACGAAGCTTTAATCTGGAATTGGAAGAAGAATACCTGGGGACGTAAAGTATTTACAAAATCTATCACATCTGGGGTATATGCAGAGAGAGCAGTATATCCCCCTCGAACATTTGATAACGTTACTGGGAATTTTACTCAGGGAGGTAACTTTACCGATAACTATTTCAGGGACTTAGAAGCACAGCTCACTCTTATCGGAACAGGGAACGACCCTTTAATAGGAGAGTCACCTGACGGAACTGACTTCGGCATCTCTCAGGAAATACTATTAGAGAGACTAGCACTCCCATTGGGCCCACTTACAAGAGATGGGGTAATAGTCCCCGACTTTAAACAGGTTAAAATCGTAGGTGAGATTTGGTTCTACGGTAGTCTAAATGACATATTCGAAGTTCAAATGGGTGGACAAGAAACCCTGTCTCAGGAAATAGTTTGGGAAGACTACGTTGAGGTTAATCCTTTACTTACTCGTAAAATAGATGTAATGTTTAGCACGGTGTTTGCTGCTATTAGGATTAAAACGAGTAGCCCTAATTTCTCTTTAAATAAAATAGAATTCAGGTTCGCACAGGAAGGAGAGCAATATGGCTTTGGGCAGTGAAATTGATATATATTTACCAGTACCCCCTCCTGACACAGATGAAGTTTCTTACCTTAAGAATTACATTTATGAGGAGCACCTTAAGGTATCAAGAACTCTTCAAGCTCTAGTTGACAGGATTGCAGCTCTAGAAGCACTACACCCTTAGATTGCTATCTGAATGGTATGAGTATATACTGTGAATATACCTGGGAGGATTTATGAAACTTATTACAGCTAGTATCGCAATGGGCGGTGGTGGAGATACCACTACGAAAACAGAACCGCCTGAATTTTTAAAACCTTATTTACAAGAGGCAGCTCGTGGGGCTTCCCTTGAATTTAATGCTGGACAAAGAGACTTACCTCCTGACCAAAGCAGCATTGCTCCTGTAAATGATATTCAGAGACAAGCACAGCAACTGATGTTGAACTATGCTACAGGTGGAGTTAATACTCCGCAACAACCCAATTATAGTTCCCCTATATTTAGCAACTTTGATATGGCTGTTGCAGCTCCAACTTCGCCAAATACCAATAATAACCTGCCCCCAGGTATAGCTCCTGTTCAGGGTATGGGGTATGGTATAACACCTGCAGTGGGCTCTGGTGTTACAGGTACGCCAGCTCGGGTAAACAATCCTGAAGTAGCAGAAATTGTAGGGCCTGACGGTCAGGTAATAGTAGCTGATACTACTGGAGGCGGGTCTATTCCTGGAACAAGTAATGTAGTTAGAGGTGGTATATCAGACTCAGCTCTAATTAACAGTCCTCAATTAGGGGTTCCTCTCGACCAATTAGGAAATCTGCAGGGACTGAGCTTGTTCGGTGGATTTGGGAGTTAATTTATGTATCAACCTTTTTCAAGATCTTTTGGAGATTTTCCAAAAATAACAGCTGGTGTCGGAGGTTTTCCTAATATAACCCCTCAAGTACCTGGCCCTGCTACGGATGGAGCAACTTTAAATGCTGCCACAACACCTATACCCGCTCCGCCAGGACCGACTCCGGTAGTATCTCAGACGCCAGCTCCGTTACCAGTAGCTGCTCCTGCACCCGCAATGGCAACCACTAATGTAGCACCTGTATCCGCACCAGTGACACCGCCTCAGCCTGTTGCAGTAAAACCAGATTATAATAGAGCGCCTCACCCAGTACCAACTGGAGGCCCTGCTACGCCACCAATTCCGCCACCGCCACCACCGCAGACTGTACCTAATGCTGGTTCTTTGCCTGCTCAGGTTGCAGACGCAACGGCTACGCAAAATCAGTTATTAACTAATCCAGGCGGTGGTGCTAGTAATCCTTACTTAAACCTGGGTGTAGGTGCGGTTCAAGGTATGAATCAGTTAAGCCCTCAAGCACAGATGCTTCAAAACCAACTGTTCGGCCAAGCATTTAATACTGGTGGAAACCCCACTATAATGCAGGCTTTAAACGCTACTAACCAAAGCTACACTCAGTCTCCCTTTAGTGAGGACTACTTGAATACTTTGTTTAGAGGGGATGCTGCTTCTCAGCCTGGAGTATCTGGAAGTCTAGATGCAGTTAACCGTCAAGTAAACAGACAGTTGTCAGAACAGACTATTCCTGGGGTTCAGGAT